CCGAATAGAAAGTTCGATGTGGTGTGTTTCAACTTTTCTTTACACTACATATACAAGACGAGGGAATTCTTCTTCAGTTCCCTACGGGAAATTAAGAAGCGTATAAAACCGGGTGGAAAATTGATAGGGATCATTCCAGACTCTGAGAAGATTGTGTTTAGGACACCATACCGGGACGGGGATGGAAACTACTTCCTAACACGTGGTGGGTATGGAGAATATGGTGAGAAGATGTTTGTACACCTGGTGGATACCCCATACTATGCGGATGGACCAAAGCCGGAGCCTATATGCTACAAGGACCGCCTTGTCACGAGTTTAGAGGAGATGGGATTTAGACTAGAACTTTGGGAGGGTTTGGAGGGAAACCCAATCTCAGAATTCTATAGTAAATTTATATTTGTATATAAGAGATGATAGCGTATATCGTATTGATATTCATCAACCTTCTAATACTCCAGAAGACACGTGAACCTCGAGAGTTTAAGGAGGTCAAGGAGAAGTATCGTATTCTCAGGGAGCACCTTGAAGATACCAACAATGAAAAGTTCCACATGTTGGTGCGTCATGTCCCAGTCACAGGATATACACGTATGAAGGATACGGTGGGCTACAATACAAACAAGGGTGGTGAGATTGTGGTGTGCCTCAAGGGAAATTCCAATGAGATTTTCCATGTACTCATCCATGAGTTGGCTCACTGTACGGTCAAGGAATATTCCCACTCCCCAGAATTTTGGAAAAACTACACAGAACTTAGGGACATGTGTGTGGAGTTGGGTATATACGAAAAGATACCAGAGAAGACAAAGTTCTGTGGTCAGCACATTCAGGATAAATAATCTTGGGATACATTAAATGAAAACACCTGTGAGTGTTTTAGTTTCAGTCATAGCATATTGGTTGGCTATATTTGGTGTGATGTTGGTACCAACATTTACTAATATATACTGGTTCAACCTCATCTGGTTAACTATGGTTATACCAAATGTTCTCCGTCTCATCGTAAACACGATTCCCCGCCTCGCGGTTGATCGTATATTCTTCTTCGCGACAACAATGTTGTCTATGATAGCCATGTATTTCATTAACCGGATTTGGGACAAGTCCAAGTCGGCTGTGGAATCTACCCAAGATGACAGGAAAAAGAAGCAGATTTTAACCTTCTTGTTGATGTCGACTTTCGCCGGTGGCGCTCTTATAACATATTTTGCGGGTATTGATAATTCCATCTACAGTAACCTGGGATGGGAACGTTAAGGCTTAACTATGTAATCCTTCACAAAGTAAAAAACGACGGCCGCCACCACACCAGTGGAGGCGAGACCAACCATACTTCTACCCCCCTGTTCGTTAAGGAACTTGGGGATAGAGGTCGCCAACTTATCTTGGACTGGTTTGCTAATAGCGAGGGCGGTGCACGCCGCGACGATGGCGGCGGTCATTTGATCATCAGTGAGGTTGAGGGGATTCTTGCTTTCAACCTTGGTCTCCGCTGGTGGAGCATAACTTCCCTGGGGTTGGGGAGCAGTCATTTGGGGCATCATACCCTGCATTTTTGGCTCGTCCGTCATCATAGGGGGCTCCATCATAATATCATTAATTGGTGTAGAATCCATGGTCTCTTTATTTCCCTGAATATTATTTTCAGGGTGATTATTCACAAATGATGTAGTTGGATTGGTGTTGATTGGAACCATACCATCACCGTTGTCTGATAAATTCAATGTATTCACTTGGGGGGAAGCCATTTATTATATGGTACGGTTTTTGAAGAAAGTAAGAAACGCAATTATTTCCTTTTCGTAATTGTTAGGGCCGTTTTTTTGGTGGCCTTCTTGGCATCTTCCTCCTTCTGTTCAAGGTGCCGGGGGTTATACATCTTCTTATGGAGTCTCCACAATTCTGGTCCCCCAACCCTGAAGTTCTTCCTGAGTGTTGCCTTGTACCAGAATACACAATCTTGAATCTTGTTAGACTTTACTGTATTGTCTAACACGAGGCATTCGTAGTTTTCTGTACATGCGTCCATAACCTTACAGAACATATCGAAGGAGGGGAAGATACCAAAGAAGGACTTGTACAACTTTTCTCTATTTTGAATAATGTTTTCCCTGAGTATAAAGACATAGTCGACATTGGCGCGAAGTGCTGGTGGAAGGTCCATTACGTACTGCATCGTCAACATGAAGAATATCTTCCAGTGTCGTCCATTCATGAAGCACTGGCGGATACAGGTATCCTTCAAAAACTTTGAATCGTACATACAGTCATCTAGAAGCATGAAGGCTCCACAGTTTTGTTTACCAGCACCCACCAATTTTCTCTGCCTGGCCATGACCCTCTCTATAGCATCTCTATCATAATCACCATAGACGAAGAGATCTGGAATGAATTCAGAATAAAAGTGATTACCTTCCTCTGTCCCCGAAAGGACAATCCCCGCTGGAAGATGTTTTTTATGGTACATGATGTCTTTTACTAAAGTTGATTTACCCGTATTTCGCTTACCTATGAACACACAAACCCTGTCATCTGTGATCGTTTCAGGTTTGAATTTCCTCAACTGAAGGTTCATTCTAATGTAGTGTCTCGTTTTATTTCACAAAATTTTACTCATATAGAATAGGAATGGCTGGTCGTTTAAGACTTGCTGCCACTGGTATTCAGGACCGTTGGTTGACTGGTGAACCACAGTTTTCATATTTCCTAATGAATTTCAAGAGGCACACTAAATTTTCCATAGATTATGTAGAAAACCAATTCGATGGTGATATTCAATTTGGTCGGACCGTAGAATGTACACTTCCAGGGGATACCGGGGATCTCATAAAAAATATGACCCTAAAAGTGACACTCGAAGATCCCCAACCCGATGCACTGCCCACCAATTCATCCGTGTGGTGCCCGGGGGTTATATCCCACCTGGTGGAGTATGCTGAACTTCTCATAGGTGGCCAGGTTATCGAGAAGATAACTGGTGAATACATTAGTATGCATCAACAACTCCACAATACCGATGACGATGTGAACCAAACGTTGTACTTTTTAAACGGACATCTTAGACAGTTACCCTATACACAGACATACACATATTTCATGGACATTCCCTTCTATTTCTATAGAAATCCCACCCTCGCGATCCCGATATGCGCCCTGACAAAACAACGGGTGTCGGTCAGAATTAAAATTAGGCGTTTACAGGAGCTTGTTTTTGGTGGTGAAACGACATTTAACCAGTACTTTAACGCCACACCTGACATTATAGACGCCCTCGGTGATGGTCTACCAGATGTATATGAAAGAGATATTTCTGGGGTAATCAAGCAATTTTCGTTGGACACAGATGTGGTATATTTAAGTGAAGATGAGAGAAACTTTCTCATGACCCGACCCATAGACTATGTTATCACCCAAGTACAAATGTCTCAATTTAAGATGAAAATTGGGGATGTGGAGAAATCTGTCATGTTGAATTTTAAACATCCAGTCAAAGAACTTTTATTTATTTCTCAATCGGAAACTGATAAATTAAATAACATTCCTATGGACACAAATGAAATTGTTAGCGCAGAACTTCGTTTCAATAATGAGGTTGTTTTTAATCAAAGTGGAAAGTTTTTTACATATGAACAGCCCTTTAAATATTACATCAATAGTCCACTTTTAGATAACAAACTACCAACACAAGAAGCAAACTATGTATTCCAAAGATTTGGAATATATTCATTTTCACTTTATCCAGAGCGCCATTATCCAACGGGGCAGGTCAATATGAGTCGTATTTCCCACAAATTGTTTAAAATTAAAATTATTCCATTTGACGATGGTGTGACAGCCAACGATACCCGAATATATGCAGTAAACTATAATATATTAAGTATTGAGAGTGGTTTAGCCGGATTAAAATTTTAGGTGGATATAATAGTAATGGCTGGGCGTGTTCAACTTCTGTCATCAGGGCCCCAAGATATATTTTTTACAGATAATCCAGACTATACACATTTTTTAGAGGGTTTTAAGAAGCATACCAATTTTTCTAGTCAACATGTTGATATAAAATCTGATAATTCGGGTGATTTTGGAAAGACGACCCGTTTTACAGTTCCACAAAACCTCGGAGACCTCTTAAATACCATGAGTCTTAAGGTTACCCTACCGAGGTTACCCACAGTTAATATGTGCTACATAGAATCTGTGGGTCATGCTCTCATAGAGTATGTAGATCTCATAGTGGGTGGTAAAATCATTCAACGTTTGTCTGGTGATTATCTTCAAATATATTCTGAACACTACGTGACCCAAACAAAACAGAATGCCCTCGAAAGACTTATAGGTAAATATCCTTTACAAACGGGTGGTTCGAGGGTTTCTACAAATGGACTTATAAATCGTGGTTCGTTGGGTTCAGTAACGGATGAAGAATTTTACATAGACCTGCCTTTTTATTTTTATAAACACCCGGAACTTGCTATACCTCTATGTGCAATTACCAAACAAGAAGTGGAGGTAGAGTTTAAAATCAGAAATGCACAGGACCTTGTTATAAATAAGACAAATGGTGATTACATATCTTTATCACAGGATATTAAAATAAAAGATTTTAAATTGGGTGCAGAGGTAATCTTTTTGGATTGTGAAGAAAGATTTTTACTTCAGAACACGAGGAAGGACTACCTCATCACCCAAATTCAACAGGATATATTTAATGTAGATGTGGGTGTAAATACAGGTAAATTCAAACTAGATTTTGTAAATCCAGTGAAGGAGCTGTACTTTATCATTCAACGCATGGGAACCACGGGTGATGGTACCACTGCTGGTAATTTTGTAACACCCTTCGACTATGACAATACCTCTGCTATACAAGATGGTAGGTACATACTTTACGAAAATCTTGATTACCTGACACTCAGTTTGGATGGTCAGGACATCATTACCAAGGATACTGGGAGTGTGATATTCCTAAAGGCCATTCAGGCAGCCATTCATCATTCAAAGACCCAACTTATCAGGCGATTCTATTCCTACAGTTTCGCACTTCAGCCAGAAGAATGGTACCCAACGGGGCAGGTAAATTTCAGTCTCGTAAAGGAACAAATTGTAAACCTAAGTCTGACATCGTGCCCCGATTTTAGCAGACAATTTCGTGTCTACGCCGAGAGCTATAACGTTCTTAGAGTACACGAGGGAATTGCACAAACTCTTTTTGATACTAAA